GTCCAATGCAGTATATACATCGTGGAAACGGTGCAGGCAGGATGCCCGGTCCAGCTCCAGATTGACATAGAGCACTTTCCCCTTTGAACAATCGAACCCCAGCCATTTACGGCCTTCTGCAATAGCGACGGCAAGCTCTATCAAAGCGAATGATTTTCCAGCCTTGCTGGGTCCTGCCAGAAGCATCTTATGGCCTTTACGGAGAACATCTTTAATCAGGCAGTCAGCCAGAGGAGGAAGATCATTCCATACCTCTTCCAGACCTTCCGGATCCGGCAGGTCATCATTGACGCCTTCGATCCATTCATACCATTCATTCCAGGATGTCTTCCCAAGGTTAGTGCCGATCAGGAACTGCTTATGGCCGTTCCGGAGGACACCTGGCATGCGTGACAGCCTGGAGGGGTTCTTGTTTTGGGTGTCCACCTTCAGCCCGTTCTTATCGCACACTTTATAAAGATATTCGACACGCCTCTTGTACTCCGGATAATCCGGTGCCTCGATTTTTACGATACCGTGTACGGATTTCCCTCCGGAGTAGACCATGCATGCGATGGGGAGTTCCAGCTCACACATGATGGCGTACTGTTTCCCAAGGGAGACTGCATCCGATTCCACCAGGGCATAGCGGAAGTCCGTTACATTGCTGTTCTTCACGTCGACGCCATCCAGCGGATTGAACCGGATCCAGGCACCGGCCTTGGGATTACAGTCTCCGAATACAGCGCCCACGTCGTTGTATTTCTGGAGTTCTTCCACCAACTGACCGGCAGTACGGTCCCAATGCCCTTTCTTCGGACTCAGGCGATCCTCATTCTCATATACCTCCGTCACATAGCCGACATTCTCCGTACTCTGAAACAGGGTGTTGAGATAAGTGATCAGCTCCTGTACAGGGTTCCATTCCGCATCTGAAGGCTCCACTACCTCACGTTCTTCCAGCCATGCGCTGTCGATGATCTTCACATCGTCCATCTGGATCTTGTCGCCCCAGTCTAGTGCATGACCAGGATCGTCGCTGTCAAAGGATCCTATCGGAAGGCCGCCGCGTTTTGCATATTCAAAAATAGTGCCTCCGGTAACCGGGGCGCCAAGGTTCTCATTATTGAAGGTGCCCCACTTTTTAAAACACTCGCCCCGTTTATAGCGGCTGTCTGCCCGGCTCCACTGATCCCAGTCCGCAGCGGTATAGCCCTCCTGCTTGAGGGCCATACCTACGTTGATCCATTCCTGGTATTCCAGAACTGCCGGATCGATATATTTCAGCAATTCTTTCAGATCATACTGCTGCATTCATATCCTCCTCGAAGGAAAATGTCTTCGGCATATCGTCGGGCTGATAACTGCCGGGATCAAGACCGTAAGGTGTTATCCATCCATTTCCGGCAATACGGTCGATCAGCTTTCTCGCGGATTCAAATGTCCAGGTCCCTACATGCTGGAATCCCCTGTTTTCCAGAAATCGTATCTGCTTCGGGGTCGTCAGTCCTGCTGTCCTGCGCATATCAAGACGGTCCAGCAGCTTTGCTGCCTTTCCTGCATTCCCGATATCGTCCGGACAGATCCCCAGCTTCTCAAGGGTCTGCAGCTGCTTGTCTGAAGGCGGAGCCATCTCCCAGCCGAAGGAAGGAACGTATCCTGCCAGATCTTCCGCCTGGATACTCATTTCAAATTGCAGCGGATCCACCAGTTTCTTTTTTCTGCGTTTCATTTCCGCAAGCTGTTTGGCAAGAGCTTCTTCGCGCTGCCGTACCACGTCCGTCTCTGCTGACTTCTCGGCTTCTTCCAGACCCATTGCCTTACCGGCGGCGTCTTCCAGATTCTTCGTCATCTGCTGTGCGACAGCCGGATCTGAACATATCAGGTGCGCCGGATGGCACAGCTCGTGTTTTTCCGTCATCCAAAGGAAGTCCAGGAGCAGCAGTTCCGTTTTTCCGGGATGCAGCCTTGTGCCTCTTCCTACCATCTGGCTGTACAGGCTTCTCACTTTGGTCGGCCTTAAGACGATGATGCAGTCTACCGACGGACAATCCCATCCTTCCGTCAACAGCATGGAATTACAGATGACATTGTAGCGGCCTTCATCAAAATCCTTCAGGATCTGGGCTCTGTCCTCAGAATTACCATTTACCTCTGCCGCGGCAAACCCGTGATCGCGCAGGATCTGCGTGAATTTCTGGCTCGTTTTAATGAGCGGGAGGAATACAACGGTCTTCCGATCCCTGCAATACTGTTCCATCTCCGTGGCGATCTGTTCCAGATACGGATCCAGGGCCGAATCTATCTCTCCCACTTTGAAGTCCCCTGCCTGTACGCCCACCTGTGACATATCGATCTTCAGCGGCACCGTCAGTGCCTTGATCGGGCAGAGATACCCTTCCTTGATAGCCCTCGGGAGCGTGTACTCATACGCCAGGGATTCAAAATATTCTCCCAGATTCCTCATATCGCCTCGGTCCGGTGTCGCGGTGACGCCGAGTACGTTGGCTTCATCAAAGTACTGCAGTACCTTCTGATACCCAACCGAGACAGCGTGATGCGCCTCGTCAATAATGATCGTATCAAAGTGATCCGGCCTGAACTGTTCCAGGCGTTTCTCTCTCTGCATGGACTGGACAGAACCGACAGTGACATTGAACCAGGACTGCAGGCTGCTCTGCTCCGCTTTTTCCACAGAGCATCCGAGCCCGGTAGTCCTCTTGATCTTGTCCGCGGCCTGTTCCAGCAGTTCCCCGCGGTGGGCCAGGATCAGTACATGCTTTCCTTTGCGGACCATATCTTCCGTGATCTTGGCAAACACGATCGTCTTACCGGTCCCGGTAGGAAGCACCAGCAAGGTCTTTTTCGTCCCGGCAAGCCAGGCATCTTCCACCTTCCTGCGTGCCTCCTCCTGATATGGCCGCAGCTCCATCCCAGCCATCAGAACTGTCCTGGCGTGAAGACCTTCTGCTCTTTGGGCAGATACTTCTTCACACGGTTGTTTTCCGCCTTATTGCCGTTCCTGTCGGTATACTGATTGATGGACAGTTCGAGACGGCCGGTAGATCCTGGTACTGCATTCCAGTTCATTGCAAGCGGCTCGCCTTTCTTCTTCTGGCCAATGGCGGTGAAGAACTGTGACAGCTTCCATTCCGCCTTGCTGTGAAGGAACAGGGAGTCTCTGATCTGCCCGTGCTTGCCGGATACGGGATCCGTAATTGCCAGCGTCAGATTCGCCTGCGGGCAGGCGGACATCTTCTCGCTTCCGTCGAACCGGCCGCGCTCCAGCATCTCTACGCGGAAATCATAGACTCCCTCCGGGAGAAGCTCATATTCATCATCCTTTACGATGGTATCATTCCAGTCAAAAGCTCTGTCCTGTGCATAATTGTCAGCCATTTTCATTCTCCTTTTCTTAGTTAAACATGACGCCGTTTTCTTTCTGGATCTGCCTGATCAGTTCCATGATCTGCGGCCAGAATGCCACGATCCACCCCTGAACGAATTCCGGATCCATATCCTGGATCAGCGTGTTCTGCGGATAATATCCCCTCGCATAGGCCGCATCCTGGATGTTCCACTCGCAAATATTGTTCGCCTCCATCAGATCGCGCAGGTTCTTAGGGATCTTTTCCGGGTCTGAACTGTAGATGGAAACCGGCGTGGATTTTTCTACCTGCTCAGGCAAGTTTTCCTGCATGGGTGCCGGCTTGGATTCTGCCGCCGGGTTGCTCTCAGCAGCGGGCTGATCCATCAGATTCAGCTGCTCGTTTTCCGCATACGCCCGTTCCTCTGTCGGCGGCTTCACGGCAGGTGTTGCCACATCCTCCATCACATGGGCGATATGGCTGTAGTCCATGTCAAGCTCTTCCGGAAGATCATACCGGTTCTTTGCGTCCCAGCACGGATGATGGCTCGTATACATCACTCTGCGGCCACCCTGGGCCTTGTTTTTGCCTTTCTGTGCGCCTTTATTGTCAACATTGACCACCATGGTCTTATAGTTGCAGAACAGCACTATGTCCGCCCATTCCTTTACGAGCGGCGATACCTGCTTCGAAAGCTTCAGTTCCCACCGGTCATAAGCCCCCAGCTCATCCGGCTGTTCGAATTTGCGCATCTGAGCATGGGCCGTGATCACGACATTGATCCCTTTTTCGATCAGGTCATTGAGGGAATTGAGCAGCTTGCCAAAAGATTCCTTGATATAGGTATATCCTTTACCGTAACCGGCATCCTCGATGCTCTGCATCTTTCTGGAGGATAGTACGTCCTCTATACACAGCTTCTCTGCCCAGTCCGCTGTATCTATGACCAGCGTCTTGCAGCAATCCGAATGCTGTTTCACATAGTCCACTTCCTGGTTCAGCATTGCCCAGCTGGTCGGAGCGTCGAACCGAGCAACATCCATATGTTTTGTAGAGCCCTCCGTATCGATGAACACAGGGTCCGGGAACTTAGATGCAAGTGTGGACTTTCCGATGCCTTCAGGCCCGTAAAGGACTACCTTCTTAGCGCTGGGGATTTTTCCTCTCTTTATCTCCATCAGAATTCTCCTTTCTTCCATGATGCGGGCGCGGTGAGCGCAGCTTCTGCCTCCGGCTGCAGGGCATATCCGTCAGATATGATGATGCTGCATTCTTCCCCGCTGGATACCCGGGTGGCGATGACCTGCAGATCTTCCTGTTCCAGCCACTTCCCAAATGTCTTAAGCGTTTCCAGGTCCATCTGTTCCAACTTATCAATCAGGACAAACCCGCAGTTCGGATTGAGCTTGCGAACGATGGCGGTAGCCACCTTCAGCTGATCTGAACCGGACATGTTGTCCCACTGCTGGCCCTTATACAGAAGCTTTCCGTCTTCTACAGTCAGCTCCGGAAGCGGCAGATCGGCGTGATTCAGAAGCTCCTTCTTCTGGTGACGGATGCTTTCCAGTTCTGCTGTAAGTTTTTCATACTGTGCGGCGAATGTCCTGGCATCCTCCTCTGCCTTTTCTTTGTCAAGGTTCGCCCTGACCTTGCGGTTGATGTCGTCGATCTGGGAAATGGACCGCTCTAGTTCCTCCGTGGTCTCCATCTCCAGTTCCCGCGGCGTCTTTTCGGCTTCCTTTGTCCGTTTCGCGAGATCTTCCCTCTGTCCCTTAAGCTGGCGGAGCTTTTCCTCCAGTCCTTCAATCTGTCCGTCAACCATATCGAGAGCTCTGACCATGTCATCGTGCTGTCTGATCCACTGCTGTCTCTGACCGTTGCGGGCAAGGATCTCCTGCTGTTCCCTAATCAAATCTGCAGCTGATACCGGCTCCGCAGGAGCGTCCGGATAATATACCTGCTCATCCGCGAACTTCTTCTTTTGGTCTGCTGTACGGCCGATATACAAGCGCTCCTGGTAGATCTCCTTTTCCTTGCGTTCCAGTTCCTGCAGCTGAGGGCCTACCCCGATGATGTTGAGCAGGGTCCTCGCCTTATCTGCATCATTGGCCTCCATGAATTTCGGAAGATCCAGCGCCAGCTTTTCCACGAAGGAGTTAAGCAATGCCTGTCCGGCTTTTTCTCCGGAAGGATCCGTGACCTTCAGATCACTGTTCTTCCCTTTACGCTCTACGACCAGCCCGTTGCTCATAACCACATGGAGATATGGAGGAATCGCAGACCCCTGTCTAGCAGGATCCGAAGGCCGGTAGTTATCTCCACCCAGGGCCCAGGCGATGGCATCCAGCACGGACGTTTTACCCTGGTTATTGTTCCCGCCGATGATGGTCAGGCCTGAAGCCGAAGGCTCCAATTTAACCGCCTTGACGCGCTTCACGTTCTCTATCTCAAGCTTATTTATCTTTATGCTCATGCTTCCTCTCCTTCCACTACGACGCGCTCCAGGGCAAACGTGATAAGTTTTGTGGCAATTTCCGTAAGCGACATATTTGTCCGTTCCGCTAGAGATTCGATCTCCTCATAAGCTTCTCCGGAGATTCGAATGCGGTACAGGTTATCATTAGCCCGTTTCCGCTGCTTTTTAAGAATGATTTTAGATTCCATTTGTCTTAGGTTCCCCCTTCCATACGACCTTGTAAGGGTCGATCATCTTTCTCCACTCATTCATCTCCACCGGGCAGTCGGTGAACTCACCAGCATCGACACCGCAGACCACGATCGTACCTACAACCGTATCTCCATTGACGATCAGGTTCGGCATCAGGCTCCGAAGCTTTCCTTCCTCATTGCAGACGATCACGAGGTCATCCACGCTGATGGTCTCGATGTATCCGCCTACGAGATGCTGAAAGGCTTTCAGCTTGTTGTCGATATAGGCGATGTGCCCGTATTTCTCTCCCGGCCGTTTTACGATGACCTTAATCTGTTCCTTCATGCTTTGCCTCCTCGAGCCTTGCAGCCCACTTTGCTTCTTTTGCCAGCACATCCCTGGAGTACTTCGTACTGCTATAGTCAGCGAAACCTCTGTTGTAGGCTACCAGCGCTTTTTCCGTCTCGCCGTAGCGGTCCACGCAGTCGCCGTACACATACAGAGCACCTTTGATATTGAGTTCCAGGTCCAGCATCTCGTCCATGGAGCTGACACCGAACATCCGCTTGAAGGATCCAAGCCAGGACTTCCTGTTCAGCTGGAAGAGGCCATAGTCATGAGTGTTATGGTTGATAGCATCGGCGTTGAACCGGCCTCCGGTCTCACGGTCGATAAGTGCCAGCGCCCTTGCATAGCTGTGGCCTGCCTCCGTCCAGAGCGTGTAGAGTAAATGCTGCTGGCCCTCGGATAACGGCAGCTCCTCCAGGAAGACAAAACCATCGTCATTTTTGGTTGAATTTTCTACCGTTTTCACTACCGTGATGGTGAACTGCTGCGGCTCCGTTTCCTGCTTCAGCGGAGGAGCTTCCACGATGGTGATAGCGTTTTCCTGCGGGAGCGTTTCCGCGCGTGTTCTTATCACATGGATCCCGGCAAGCAGCATAATCTCTGCAAAGATCACTGCGATGCCGATGTAGATAAATGCTTCTGTTCGTTTCATGTCTTAGGTCCCTTCCTCTTCATCTGTTGCCTCAAACTTTACGCCGGTGATCTCCCATGCCTCAGCGGCATACTTACGTATATCCAGGAGCTCGTCGTTTACCAGGCGCTCCGCTTCTTCCTGGACTGCGTTGACAAAGCGAACCAGGCGGCTGCGGCCGTTTGTGTACTTCCATACCGGCTTCCAGCCGAATCGCTCTACGAGGACCCTGCAGCTGATGGAGATCAGCATGGAGAAGACAGTCACCGTGACGTCCTCGGCGGATCCTTCAAGGAGTTTCTGGCGCTCCGCGAAGTCGTGGTCGAGATAGCTTCGGGCGTAATTCCTCAGCTCTTCCTTTTTACGGTCCAGCGTTGCCATCCGGACCTGCCGGTCATGCTCTTCCAGCTGGGCCGCGGTAAAGGTATAGGTCGTGCGCTGCGCTTTCTGCGCCCGCAGCAGGTCACCCTTCTTTCCCATCACAGCCCTCCCACGGATCCCGGAAGCCGTAGTTCTTACCAATGGCCACGATCTCCCGCAGCAGCTTCTCTGGCTCTCCTGGCTGATGGAGAAGTATCGATGCCTTTGAGCAGATCACACCGAGCTCCGCCTTGATTGCTGCCAGGGCCGTGTGATCGTCCGCCGCACTTAGTGCTTGGCTTGCGATCTGGATCAGGTCCTCCGCGCGCTCATGTTCCCGCAGGTAGCGCGAATTCCCGGTTTCCTGGTACGCCATATACTTCCGGTCGCTGATCACCTGCTGCTTCTGGATGAATTCCTTTATCTGTTCTTTTCTCATCAGATCCCTCCCGGTGCCTGTGGCAGCCATGTCCATCGGATGACGTTACTGTTCATCCCGCTGACCCAGCGTTCGCCGTCCCAGTAACCGATCACATGGTTGAAAAAGCCCTTTTTGGTCTGCGTAAGACAGATGACTCTCTCGCCCTTTGGCGGCAGCTGTTCTTCCGGCATAAACCATACCGGCACGCCGATGATCTCCCTGACGTCATCCGGCTCCATGCCGGTGTCCTCATACTCGCCCAGACGTTGGACGAGGTCTTCCTTTTTCGCTGGTGACCAGTAGCCAGTCTTGATTCCGTTTACTCTTCTGGATGTCAGTCTGTTCATTCTTCTTCCTCCTGCAGGATTTCCTCCGCGCCGGGCCTTGCCGGCTTCATCCGGATGCACTCGTTGATATCGGCCATGCATTCTTCGCAGAGATCCCAGAACTCGTAAGGATTGGCGGATACAGCTTCGTAGTTGTATATGCTCCGCCAGATCAGGGAAACCTGTCCGGTATTCTCGTAGTGCTCCGGAGGCAGCTCAGCCCCGCAACGGTCACATTTGATGATCCTCATCCTGCCCTCCTCACAAACTCGATATCATATCCCGCGAGATCTGCCAGGACACATATCTTGTCGAGTGTCAGGGTGTACATCTGCCGACTACTGGACTTGTCCGTCAGTGTCTGATGGCGTGTGATGCCGATCGCCCTGGCAAGCTCTTCTGTGGTCCAGCCTTTTGTAAGCTTGGCCTCTTCTATCAGCCCGCTGCATCGGATGGATAATTGTCTTAGATTCTTCATAAGAACTTTCGCCCCCTAATTCTTTTCCGGCAGCACTGCTGCAACAGTGTGCCGCATTTACTTCATATTGTGTTGTTATAAACTTTAAGTTGATTTCTCGGGCAAAAAAATATACTCTATTGAAATCTTGTAAATTCCCAATAGCTTATTAAGCAGTAATGAGTTCGGCGATGTCCGTCCTTTTTCCCAGCTCACAATAGTTGCTTTATCTACGCCGATCGCTTCAGCTGCCTGCTGTTGAGTCATATTGGCATTCACCCTTGCAGCGGCAAGACTGATTTGTATATCCGCCATTCGTTTCTCACCTCCTTTTCCGAATGTCGCCATCATTGTATATCAACTTAAAGTTTAAGTCAACCAAAAGTTTGTTTAATTTTTGTTTTATGTTGAATTTTGACAACTTTTAGTATATTATTGATTTCACAGGAGGTGACTTTAGATGTCTGAACAGGAATTCTTAAAAGTGTTTGCTAAGAATTTAAAATACTATTTACAAAAGAATGATTTGACTCAAGCAGATCTTGCGAAGCGACTCGGAGTCTCTGCTACTTCGGTCTCTAATTGGACAGGAGCCACAAAAGCGCCTCGAATGGATAAGATCGATGCCATGTGTACTATATTTAAGTGTAAGCGTTCCGACCTTATGGAAGAGCATTCTTCTGAAGAAGGTTATTACGTAGACCCGGAAACAGCCAGGATCGCCCAAGAGGTCTTTGATGATCCGGAACTCCATGTCCTGTTCGACGCTGCCAAAGATGCTTCTCCGGAAGACATCCGGAAAGCTGCTGATTACCTCCGGCTTGCAAAACAGATGACCATTAACCAGAATGACGAAGGATGCTGATGAATAAATGATGCAAAGACCTTATCCCGTGCACTATGATGTAAAGCATGACGCCTGGGTCTACAGAGCTCCCGGCCTTGATGTCGATGAAGCTGTTATGCCGAATACTGACGATGCCGGCTTTACGATATACATAAGGGAAGACCTCGATCCAAAAGCTGCACTGAAAAGCTATTACCATGCGATCGGACATATCGAGCGCTGCGATCACCAGAAAAACGATGTGCAACAGATCGAGGCAGAAAACCATGCTGCACCGGTACTGCAGAAAAGTCCTGTTAAGCCTCCCGAAAAGAAAAAGATCAAATGGCCATTCACCAGCTACGATTTGTTTATGCTGAGAAAGTACCCCTTCCTGAGACAGTTCTTCGGCCTGGAGCTCGGTGACCTCCCCAGGGAGCCGCTGATGCCGCCGAAAGAACTTATCCCGGGCAAAACCTACTTCTCCCCGGAATGTAAGGAAGAAATCATGACCGATGAACAGAAACGGCTGTTTTACAGGATGGCAGAATGTCGGATCGGCGAAACAATGTCAGAATGCTATCAGTTGATCTACGAAGATTATCTTCGTAAGCAGAATATAGCAAGCTGATGGTTCATAAAAACTTAATTTGACTTTTCCGTGATCTCAATGTACTATATGTGTACAGGAGATGTCCTGAAACAATGTTAAACGAGTCTCGGAAAGTATGTCCCCACTATAAGGGAGCGGCAGAAATCCGAGATATTTTTTTTGGAGGTTTTAATGCGCACTGCAATTTTAGTTGACGGAGCTCTACGCAGAGATCCATTTCAGAGCCTCCGGAGGATGCTTTCCGATATAGACGCACTGGGGCGACAAAACAATAATTGACAACATTGGGGATACTAAGTAGATTTATAAGTGAATGTACCGTAGTGTCCTTTGAGCTTGGGGCTTTTCATAAAAACTATTTGGGAGGCAATATCTCTTGAAATCAAAACTTACTATTAATGAGCAGATTCAACATATGAAGGAAAAAGGTATAACCTTCAAAGAGGTTTCTGAAGATGACGCAAAGGCTTTTCTTTCTGAAAATAACTACTATTTGAAACTTTCCGCGTATAGAACAAATTATTCTAAGTGTTCTTCCGGCCCACGCGCTGGACAGTATCAGAGGCTTGATTTTGGATATCTCAAAGAGCTTTCTACATTAGACGCATATTTGAGATATGAAATAATTAAAATGTGCCTTGATATTGAGCATTACCTCAAAGTAAGATTGTTAAAAGAGATTGCAGCAAAACCTGATGAGGATGGGTACGAAATAGTTAAGCGTTTTCTAACTGAAACCAAGCTTTCTCCTCTTAATGATATTCAAAAACATAAAGGAGGCGACTACTGTAGCGATCTTATTGCAAAATATTATCCGTATTTTCCAGCCTGGGTGTTTGTTGAAGTAATATCATTCGGCCAACTTCTTCATTTGATTTCTTTTTATGAAAATGAAAACGGCCTGACTATCGTTAGTTCAAGATTAATGAACACAGTTCGAGATCTTCGCAACGCAGCAGCCCATAGCAATTGCATTATGAATACAATTACAAAGAAGATCGATGCCACAAAACAGCCGGACGCAGAAATAACCAACTTTGTGAAAGGCATGCCAAATATTTCTTCAAATTCAAGAAGAAACAATTTAAACTATGTTTTTGCGTATAATTTAACTACACTGATCTACATATATAATTCAACAGTTCCAGAAATCGCTCGTAATAATCGATACAACGAACTCAAAGAACTTATGAATGGTCGCATGCTAAAACATAAAGACTATTTTACATCGAATATGAAACTATCCAGCACTTATCAATTCTTTACAAAACTGCTTGACAACTTGAACAAATAATTGTAGACTATATGCACAATTGAAAAGGTTAAAACCTTTTGCAAGGAGCGGCATGTCTACAAAACATTCCACTCCTTATTTTTTTTCTGAATAAAAAAAATGCCCCAGCTGTTGCAGCAGCCAGGGCGTCAGTTCTTCAAACCAAACCTCGGAAAGGAAGGGTATAATCAAAGAACCTAAGACCTTTAGATTATACCATTCCTGGCCGGGTTTGACAATCAACCTTGGAAAGGAAGGTATATTTTTTATGGGGAAAAAGAAGAATCCTCCGAACACGAAATCCGGAAAGTACCGGCTCCAGGTTACCTATATCGGCGATGACGGCAAGAGGCACCTCAAATCCATCACCAGGGATACTGCCATAGAGGCAGCGGCAGCTGCTGAACTCTGGAAGAAAGAACACAACAACCCGGAGAAAAAGCCCAGGATCACGGTGGCCGGCGCTGTGGACAGCTACATCAATATGAAACGTGCTGTCCTGTCTCCCGCTACCATCCGGAGCTACTGCTTTATGTTTAAGGCACACATCGAAGAGGAGGCGATCGGCAGGATCTACGTCAACGAGCTGACGAATACAGATCTGCAGATCTGGATCAGCTCCCTGTCCACGACAAAGTCTGCAAAGACAGTCAAAAACATCTACACTCTGCTCTTATCATCCGTGCAGATGTTCGATCCCTGCCGCCAGTTCAATGTAACACTTCCGTCAAGGGTCAAGAAGGAACGCCATTGCCCCAATGACGCAGACGTAAAGGCCGTTCTGGACGCAATCCGGGAGAAGTATGGACCGGAGTCCGATCTGGAGCTTGCGGTCCTCCTGGCGGCCTTCGGGACGCTCAGGCGCGGGGAGATCTGCGCCCTGGAGAAAAAGGATCTCATCGGAAGCACGATCCATATCTCTAAAGCCATGGTGGAGAACGAGGACGACCACTGGGACGTCAAAGCTCCGAAGACCTATGAAAGTGACCGCATTGTAGAGCTGCCGGACTTTGTTATCGACATGCTGCAGCGCAGAGGCGAGGGCCGCGTAGTCTCCTGCTCCCCGGATGCCATCAGCAGACGCTTCGCTGCCATCGTCAAAAAGGTAGACGTACAGTATTTCCGCTTCCATGACCTCAGACACTATTCCGCCTCGATCATGCATGCCCTGGGCGTTCCTGATCAGTACATCATGGCCCGCGGCGGCTGGGCCTCTGACAACGTCATGAAAACCGTTTACCGCAATGTTATCGACATCGAGCAGGTAAAGCAGACCAGGAAGCTGAATTCCTATTTCTCGGTGAATTTCGGCTGAAATTGATGCAAAAGTGGGGCTGTCGCACTATAGTTTAGGAAACTGTAGGGCACAGCCCTTTTACTATACCTGTTTTTGTTGATATCGGAGAAAAATCGGGACCGAAATGGTGATAAGATGGAAAAATGGAGACCCCAACCATATCCGGCCACAGTCGGATCGATGGCTTAAAGATCTGTTTAAAAACTTCAAAATTTCAGGCGCTTTTCAGCTCATAAAGATGTGTCCCGGTCCTGCCGGTCTGGATCTTTGTATGGAGCTTGTTGATGTTCCTTGCCATGGCAACGATGATGCTTTCGGCAAGGACATTTTTCTTTCCGCGGCTTAAATACCTTCGGTACCCCATACCATCCTTTGTCTCGCTGAAAGAGCCTTCCGCCTGTATGCTTCGGTTCATCCTGAACCTGCATCCTTCCTCGCTCATGATGCGCTCAAGGCTCTGTTCCCGTTTTTCCATGAAGGTCTTTGACACATCCAGCCGTTTATTCCGCTTCTCCATCGGTGTATAGCAGTTATTGCCCCTGATACAGTCTTTTTTACGGGGACATCCGCTGCAATCCGCACAGGTGTAGCTTGTGATCTCCCTTACATAGCCACTAGCGGTGCAGCGCCTCTGTACATGTGTGGCTGTAAGCTGACGGCCATCTTCACATGTATAACTGTCCGCCTCCCTGTCATACTTCATGTTTTCCACCCGGCCGATATCTTTCTTATATCGCCTAGTCTTCGAGATCTCATAACTGGATGGCTTGATGAAGGCGATCTGACCATTCTCTTCTATGAAGACATAGTTTTCCTCGCTCTCATACCCGGCATCCGCAACGATGTTCGCATATTTGAATCCCAGATGGCTCTCCATGCTTTTGATGAACGGGATCAGGGTGTTCGTATCTGTTGTTTTCTGGCTGATGGTGAGCCATACGATGTACTCCGAATCCACCCCGTGCTGAAGGTTATAAGCGGGTTTCAGCTGGCCGTTGAGCATGTGGTCTTCCTTCATCCTCATAAAGGTGGCGTCCGGGTCTGTCTTGGAATAGCTGTTGCGGTCCCCGCATACGTGGATATGTTTTGTGTACTCCTTCAGCTTTCCGATATACGACTCCAGCAGCTCGATGTCTTTCTGCAGCTGGCTTTTCCGTTTCCCGATGCCGTGAACGAAGGTGATGCCTTCCTCTTCCTTAAGCTTATACAGCTTCTTCCGAAGCTTTTTTAGCTTATGGAGTGTGACGGTGCCGTTATGTACGACCTTTACGGCATGGACCTCCTCACACTGCTCGACCAGCGAGACCGCCTTTTCCATCAGCTTCGCCTGGTTTTTTGTCACTGCCTTTTTCCATACAAAGGTGTACCTGTTGGCTCTCGATTCGATCTTGGTCCCGTCTATGAAGATGTCCTTCCCGGATATCTCCCCGCCAAGATAAAGCCACTGAGACATGGCTGCGAGGTATTTTTCTGAAACTTCGGAAAAATGGAGATATTTGAAACGCGCGATGGTGGCATGGTCGGGCGCAGGAGAACCTTCCAGAAGGAACATGAAGTTGATATCCCGCCTGCATGCGGTCTCGATGTCCCTGGAAGAATAAAGACGGTTCATGGCTGCGTAAAGAACTATCTTCAGCATCTGCCGGGGCGTTGCTGTATTTTTCCTGATCCGGTCATAGGTCCGGACAAGGTCGGTCAGATCCAATTCCTCCACGAACTGACTCAGCAGACGCACCTTGTCATCAGATGGGATGACAGTTTCCAGATTCAGCGGAAGTACCAATTGATATCCGCTCTGGGAAAGGGTATAATCCTTACTGTATTTTTGTTTTCTCACAATTACGATTATACCATGAGAGCCAGGTCCTTCGGAACCTGGTTTTTGTGTTTTAAGGGCATCAGCCGGGCCTTTTATAAAGCCCGCCACAAAAAGAACCCGCCCCAAAAGCGGTGGCCCGGCTTCTGCCGGGAGGCAGAAGCACCACTTTAGGGTGGGCTGGGTAATGATCGAGGGCAGTGCCCGAAGATCAGGGTAATTGAAAAGGGCCGCCGCTTAGTGCGACAGCCCCCTT